CAACGTAACCTCCCAGACCAATTTGCAAAAGGGTCCATACGTCTCCTGGAAGAGTAATAGTTATAGAAGCTTTAAAGAAAAATAAGATTACTGGTCCTAATACATAGTTCCATATTAATATAAAAATTAATACATACATTAATAAAGGTCTCCAACTTGCTGAAAACCAACCAGCTTTAGCTTCGGCTTCTACAATTTTCGCTGCAGCTTGTAACTCTTGAGTATGAGATTGCAACATCTGCGTTTGCAGATCTGCTTTTAGTTTAGCCGCAAGGTCTTTATCTGCGACTGCTTTATCAACTGTGTTGAATAAGATTTTTGCAAGTGGGGCAATTGCTTGTAAAACGGGTAACATTGTTCAAATTTCTCCTTTCTCCTTTTACCAAGATATGGGTAAAAAAGCAATAGTAGCTCTTTTGCATTTACACCATTAACACTCCATGTCCATGATTGTTTTTTGTTATTTCTTACTTTGTTTTTACATATGTTGCCAATTTTAAAATAATCATAAAACCTTAAAATAATATCTTTATCTGTCATTTCTACACTTGTTCTAAAATATTGCTTTTTTTTATTTTCTTTACCCCAGAAACCAAAAGAACCTTCTCCCTCGAATACTCCAGCTAAATATATTAATTTTTGTTCCTTACTTAAAGAATCGTAACTATTTTTTTCTAACATTAATTTTTTTTAATTTAGATTTTTTTAGTTTAAGTTTTTTTAACTTTAATCCTTGAGAAGCCGGTCCTTTTAATGGTGGAATACCAAATCTTTTACCTATCACCAGAACCTCTAGGCTTATTAACTTTCATTGCAGTAGATTGCATTGATACAGCTAATCTTTGAGCTTGTAAATCTCGTTGTTGTTGTAATTTTTCTTCATCTAAATCTAATCTATCTTCAAATTGATTTTGTTGTTGGTCTAATTTCTCAGCATCATATTGAGATCGTCTTTGAATATCCATAGCTTTTAAATCTAACTCTCTTTGTTTTAAAGCAACTAATGGATCTTGTTGAGAAGTTGCTGATTCCTCTTGAATAAGGGACATTGTTAATTCATTAACTCTTTTTGCAATTAAAGCATCTGCTTCTATTCTAAAAGCATCTGGATTAGCTTGTTCCATTTCAGCATATTTAGGATCTTGCTTCATTGCAACATAAACTTCCATAGTAGCTTTCAAAGATATGTGTTCTGACATGTGTCCTTGAAACAAAGCATACACAGGTGGATTAATTTGTACCATTCTGCTCTGCATAAACATTTTATGAGCCATAATATGTGCATCATGATCTTGTTCAGCAAAAGCTTTTGGCATTTTCATCTGTAATCCTTCCATATTTTCAATTGCTGGGTCTTTTGGAAATGGTTTTTCTGGTCTTAACAAAATTTCATCAATATTTTTTGTTCCAAGTGCAGAATATACACGTCTATATGCTTCATAAACGTTATGAATTTGCGGATTTGTCTGTGCAATCTGCAATTGTGTCTGCGCAAGTGTAATTCTTTGTGACATTGAGAAAATATTTGGATCTGCAACTGGCAAAATATCTACTCTGTCATCAAAATCTGTTACTTTTACTGTTCTTTCACCACCATAAACATCATAAGGATATATTGGAGGTAAATATTCTGCAAAAACTCGTGACAAAATCTTAAATTCTTGCTTCATTGCGTAATAAATTCGTTTATGAATTGCTGACATCACTCTTGCACCACGTTCTAGTAATGCAATAGTTGTTCCAACTGCTGCTCCTTGATTACCATCACCCACTTGCATACTTGCAATACCCGCGAAACGCTGACCAGCTTCAACACAGAAGCCCATTAATTGATACAAAGTAGCGCTTGGTTCTTTAAAAGGTAATAATTGAAATTGATCTCTAATATTTCCTCCTGGTGCATCTACATCTCTAAATTCACCTGGTTGAATTGGTTGTTCATCATCTCTAATTCTCATTCCTCTAGATTTAAATCCAGCAGGTAAGTTAGCTAAAGTTCCTGCATCTAATAATTGTCTTAGTGCAGAAGTCGCTGCAGTAGATAAACCACCTATCATATGAATTAAACCAAAACCATAAAATCCTAGTCCTGGTAAAAATTTATAATGTACAAAGTAATTTATCTTTCTAGCTTTAGGATCATCTTTTTTGTAATTTCTGTATATAGATAAAATCTCTTGTGAAGTTTCATCTATTGTAACTATGTATGGTATTTTTACATTATCTTCATCTTCAATATCTAAATCAACATGCATTTCTAAAACAGAATAAGTATCTTCATTTTCTGCTCCTTTAGAAACACCTTCTAGTTCATTATATTTTTTCTTAATATCAGATGTATTATCTTGTGGTGTATTTAATTCTATGTCTCTGTAAAAACCAGCAACTTGTTTTTTCTTAATCTCATTCTCAGTCATTCTAATGATATGAGTTATTCTTTCACAATCTCTTATGTCAGTTGCATAGTAAGGTATTACTAAATCTTCAGCTGGTATAAACTTAGAAACAGCTCTTTCTAAAACTTCATCGTAATAAATTTTTTTAAATGCAGATCCTGCTAATGGTAAATAAAATAATAATTGATCAAACTCTGGAGTGTATTCATCCATTCTTTCCATCAACATATAATTCATAAAATCAGAAACTCTAGCTGCTTGATCTTCTCTTTCTTGATTTTGAACACCAATGATTTGAGTTCTTACTGGTCCTTCAGATGGTAATAATTCTTTGTAAGCTTGTGCTTGAAATTGTGTTACAGCTTCAGCAAGTAAAGGATGTGTTACTCCTGATGCTCCTTGGAACGGTCTTGTTTGTAATGTGTATTTAAATCCTAATAAATCTAAACCCTTAGTATAACTTTGTTCCCAATCTTCTCTTGTTAGTTTATCGTTTTTAAAATCAGAAATTAATTGATTAGCAAGATCTTGTAGATCTCTTTCATCCATTTCTTCTGCAATGTTTTTATTAAATTCGTCTTCTACTTGTTCTTCAACAACAGGTTCTTCTCCCTCAACAACAACATTAATATCATTAGCTGAACCAACTGGAGTTTCTCTATCTGTTACAGTTAAATCTTCTATTTGCTCATCTGGAATTTCGTTTTCAATAGCCATAGTTATAAGTTTATATTATATTAAAGGTGCTTTAAAGATATCTTCTATCAGACCACCGGCATGTTTGTAAAGTTTAAAAGGCTTATTAGCCATATCAGGAGTTACTCTTAAAGCATACATTAAATCATACAATTCTGGACTATCCTTAGGAATAAACTCTATTTTACCACCTTCTCCATAACCGCTTAAAAAAGCTTTTGCATCTTGTTCGTTTTTAAAAGCAGCAACATGATGATTTACTTTAAATTCTTCTAATTCTTTAGCATTATCAAACTTATCTGGGTTTTTATCAAATCTTTTTACTTTCTTTACTTGAACTACTTTGAATGGACTTTCAGGATCTGATTTAGACACCTGTATAGTTTTAGCTTCTGTTCTATATTGATTAGCTAATTTTCTCATTGATTCTGGAACTATGGCTTCTCCTTTTTTAGCAACTCCTTTACCATTTGCATATCCATAAACTAATTCATTGCCAGGAATAGCTCCTTTACCTCGACTGATATAATTAACAGGGACAACGGATACATATTGATTTCCTTGTTCTGCTGCTCTTCTTGCAATAGTTTTAACTGCGTAATCTGTATACTGTTTAGTATCAAACATAGGTAAATAATCTGCTCCAGATATTTCGTTTTGTGGAGTTATTCCTTTTCTCATTATAGTATCTTCTTGTAATAATTTATTTAACTGATTACCTTCCTCTTCTGTTCTATACATACCTTTTTTTAAAATTTCATTAATTTTTTCTTTTACTTGTTCTTTAGGTTTAATTAATAAACCAACTTGTGCTTCTTTATTAAAAGGATTAATTCTTTTTTTACCCTCTTCTTTAACTTGTTCAAAAACAGATTGTTGAACATCTGCTTGAATTTCATTTATTGATAAAACTTTTTCTCCTTTTGGAGTAAACCTTGTTCCATACATTGCATGAACTAATGGCTGTGATTCACCAGAAGTTTTTACATCTGGAATTCTAAAGTGACTTGAAGACGATCTATTCGTTGCAATTTTTTCAGGATAATACCAAACCATTTCTATTGGATTTGTTTCTCCTGGTAATTTATATTGTCCAACCTCTGAACTATTGTGTTGTAATTTATATGGGCTTCTTGCTGCAAGAACTAATTTTTCAGTTTCTGCATTTACAGTTTTTAAAGCATTTTCAAATATAGATTTATCTTGTGGATCTATTCCTTTAACATTTAATTTTTTAAGACCATCTCTAAAAATTTGTCCTAAATTTTGTATTGTTGTATCACTTAAATTAGATCCAGAAAATTGAGCATTATTTATTCTAACTCCTTTAGACATTTGTAAAGCTTTTTCTAAATCAGAAATTCCTGATAAAGAACCTGGGTATTTTTTTCTAATAGTATCTAATACATTTTTAACTTGATCTTCTACCGCGCCAATTGAACCTTGAAAATTTTCTGGAGCTTTAAACTCAACAAGTTTCATTTTATTAATTGGATTGTTTTTAACTTGTGATAATAATAATTCTTTATTAATTGGAGCATTAATATTTTTAGCTGCAGCTAAAAGACCACCTACTAAATTTCCTTGAGGATCTACATTTGCAATGTTAGTATCAAACAATTCTTCCATTTGAATAGAAGAAGATCTTCCATCATTGTATTTAGTATTTGTTTTTGATTTAAAAAACTTTAACCAATCATCTGCTAACATCTCTTCAGCAGGAGATGTTTTAATTGCATCATACAACGCAGAACCGAACATCGGTTTAGATTCAAAAGGTCTATCATTTAATAATGGTTCAATCTGAGGTTGCTTCTGTTTGACCATGTAATTGATCTTGGTCTTATCTGGGGAATAAGTTATTTGTGGAACAACCTGTGCCTCTCCTGCAACAACTCTTGGTATATTTGTTCCTGCTTGGGACTCTATTGTTTCTTTTGCTAATTTTTGTTTTACGTAACTTCTAATAGGTTTTAAAAATGGAAGTGCAGCTAAAGCTGTGATACCAACAAGAGTTCCTAATCCTGCTGTATCATCTTTTTGTTCTTGCGCCTTTTTTGTTTGCTCTACCATTTATTTCCATCCACGTAGTGCAAGTTTTGGTTTACCTTTTATAAGTCCACCCTTTGCTTTGTTTCCACCTAATGGTATTCTAACTGAAAGCATACCTTTATTACCTTCTCTTTCATCTTTACTTAATGAAAGCAT